GGAACCACTAAAAAAATGCGTGGCGGTGGTATGATGAAGAAAATGCGTGGCGGCGGCATGATAGAAAAGAAAATGGGTGGTGGTATGATGGGTACTACCAAAAAGGTCGCTGGTAAAAGAGGTGGTGGTATGATGGGTGCTACCAAAAAAGTTGGTATGAAAAAAGGTGGTCAGGTAAAAACCACTAAAAAAGTAGCTATGAAAAAATCTTCTATAGATGGTATAGCTAGGAAGGGTAAGACTAGAGGCAGGATGGTATAGGTAATATAAATGACTACTTCATCTACAGCGACATTTAATTTAGACCTAACAGAAGTGGTGGAAGAGGCTTTTGAAAGAGCTGGTTCCGAACTTAGGTCAGGTTATGATTTAAAAACAGCAAGGCGTTCATTAAATTTACTTTTTGCTGAATGGGCAAATAGAGGTATTAATCTATGGACGGTAGAAGAAGGAACTCAAGCCTTAACATCAGGCACTTCGACTTACAATCTTCCAGTTGATACAGTGGATCTTATAGAGCATTTTATTAGAACAGGGTCAGGCACAACACAGTCTGACCTCGTTCTAACTAGGATATCTGTTTCTAGTTATGCTGCTATACCCAACAAAAATTCAACAGGTAGACCAACTCAGGTATATATAGATCGTAAAAGTGGGGCTACTGAATCAAGCGGTGTTCAAAACCCTACTGTTACTTTCTTTCCGGTTCCTGATAGTTCTACTACATATACGCTTGTATATTATAGATTACGTAGAATTTTAGATGCTGGAGAGGGATTTAATACGATGGACATACCATTTAGATTTTTACCCTGTATGGTTGCAGGTTTAGCCTATTATTTATCTATGAAGATACCGGGTTCTGAGCAACGTGTACCTGTTTTAAAACAAATGTATGATGAGGCTTGGTTGCTTGCTTCAGATGAAGATCGTGATAAAGCATCATTATTAATAACACCGCAGATATATTATGTGAGTTAGCATGGCTCAAAAATTTGCATCAGCTAAATATACTATTGCAGAGTGTGATAGATGTGGGTTTAGATACAAATTAAGACAGCTAAAAGAGATATTTATTCGTGCTAAAAAAACAAATATCTTGGTATGCCCTACTTGCTACGAACCAGATCATCCACAAAACTTTATAGGTATCTATCCTGTAGATGATCCTCAAGCTGTAAGAAATCCACGACCAGATAATTCTTTTGAAAGTTCTGCAACTAATGTTGGCAGTAGAGTTTTTCAATGGGGTTTTTTACCAGTAGGATTTAACGATAACGATGGGTTAACACCAAACGATTTAAAAGCAACTGGGCAAATAGGTTCAGTTACAGTTACAACATCATAGGAGTCTAATATGAAAGAACCAAATGTAAAAACAGAATCAGAACAACCAAAACCTGTTCCGGTTCCTAACATGTACGGATACCCTAATAATATGCCTAACACGCAAACACAAAAAACTCGTGGCACTGGAGCAGCAACTAAGGGAACTGGATTTAGTAAAAATTCAGATTAATAATTATGAATTATGCAAGTTTAAAAACAGCTATACAGTCATACGTAGAAAATGAGTTTACTACAACTGATATTAATGTGTTTATCACACAGGCAGAACAGCGAATATTTAATACAGTTCAAATAGCAAATTTACGTAAGAATGTAACTGGGTCTTTAACAGCAGATAATCAGTATTTAACTTTACCAGACGATTGGCTAGATACGTTTTCTCTTGCTGTGTTAGACGGTAGTAGTAATTATAATTATGTAATCAATAAGGATGTTAACTTTATACGAGAAGCCTACCCATTAGCAGCTTCAAATAAAGCATTACCTAAATATTACGGTTTGTTTGATGACACTACTTTAATATTAGGACCAACACCTGATGCTAATTATACAGTAGAACTACATTACTATTATTACCCTGAATCAATTACAGTTGCATCTAGTGGCACAAGTTGGCTAGGAGATAATTTTGACTCAGTATTATTATACGGTAGTATTTTAGAGGCTTATACTTTTGAAAAAGGTGAGCCTGATGTAATGGCAGCATATCAAAAAAGATATGATGAAGCGTTATTAATGCTAAAACAATTAGCAGAATACAGAAACCGTAACGATACTTATAGAGCAGGACAAGGAAGAAGAGCAGTTGTTTAATATAAATGTAGAAGCAAACATAGGCACTCCAACCGTAGTTACTACAAAAAATAGAGGTATGGATGCAGAAGAATGGGCAGAACTAGCAGTACAAAGAATTGTAGCTATATCTGCAGATACACCTTTGCCTTTACGAGAACAAGCGATTGCGTATAGAAACCACATAAAAGCTCTGTTGGTAGATTACTTTCACAAAGTAAGACAAAGTGAACGGTCAACAATAAAAGTAATTTTAGAACAACAAGGACATGCTGATATAGCTAAAAACATAAAGGATATTTAATATGGCAATTTCACAAGCAATGTGCAGTTCTTTTAAAAAAGAACTATTAGAAGCTAAACATAATTTTTTAAACAGTGGTGGTAGCACGTTTAAATTAGCTTTATATACTTCGGACGCTAGTTTAGGTGCAAGCACTACAGCATACACTACAAGTAATGAAGTTAGTGGCACGGGTTATTCAGCCAAAGGTAACACTTTGACAAGAGTTAACCCCAGTTTAGATGGCACTACAGCAATTACTGATTTTGCTGATACCACTTTTTCCAGTAGCACTATTACGGCTAGAGGCGCTTTGATATTTAACGAAGATACTACCGGAGATACTTCGGTATTAGTCTTAAATTTTGGTGGTGATAAAGCATCTAGTTCAGGAGACTTTACGATTTCTTTTCCTGCAGCTGACGCAAGTAATGCGATTATACGGATAGCTTAAATACAGTGAGTGTTTTAACAGGTTACGGAAGAGGTGGTTGGAATAGTGGTCCTTACGGACAAACCGACACATCTGTTAGTGTTACAGGAGTATCTGCTACTTCTGCTGTTGGTTCCGTTACTATTACTGAAGGAACAGGCATAACTGTAAGTGCTACTGGTGTTTCAAGCACAGGGGCTATTGGTTCCGTTACTATTACTGAAGGGACAGGTATAACTGTAAACACTACTGGTGTTTCAAGCACGGGAACTGTTGGCTCAGTTACTGTTAATTTTGATTTTGTTGTAAGTGTAACAGGCGTAAACGGAACAGGACAAGTTGGCGATGTTAGCATAAAACTTGGCATAACTGTAAATGTCACCGGATTAGCTGGCACTAGTTCTGTAGGTAATGTAACAGTTAGTATTGATGCAAACGCAGTTGTTACAGGTGTTGCGGCTACAGGAGCAATACAGGGAGTTTTAGTTTGGGGATTAGTAGATGATTCGCAATCAGTAACATATTCTGCAGTAAATGATTCACAGACAATTACTTGGTCCACCATAAACGATTCACAATCAGTAACATATTCTGCGGTAGATGACTCGCAGTCAATAACATATTCTGCAGTAAATGACTCACAATCAATAAATTGGAAAGATATAGCAGCATAGGATAATACAATGGCAAGTACGTTTGTAAATGATTTAAGACTTGAAGAAATAGGAGATGGTGAGCAGTCAACTACATGGGGTGCTACCACTAATACTAATTTAGAACTAATAGCAGAAGCATTTAGTTTTGGCACTGAAGCTATAACAACTAATGCTGATACGCACACTACTACGATAGCTGATGGGTCTACTGATCCCGGTAGGTCTATATTTTTAAAATATACAGGTACGTTAGATTCAGCATGCACAATTACTATTGGACCTAACACGGTTAGTAAACTTTGGTTTATAGAAAATGCTACTAGTGGTTCACAAAATATAATTATATCGCAAGGTTCTGGAGCAAATGTAACTATAGCTAATGGACAAACTAAAGTAGTGTACTCAGACGGAGCAGGTTCAGGTGCTGCTATAGTAGATGCTTTACAAGACCTATCTATTCCTGATTTGTTTATAGATGATGATTTAACCGTTGGTGATGATGTTTTATTAAATAGCGATGGCGCAATAATAAAACTTGGTGCTGATGCTGATGTAACTTTAACTCATGTAGCTGATACAGGTGTAACACTAGCTAGTGGTACAAATGCTACCACACTACAAGTAGATTCAAACGCAGCTGATGAAAATGCTGCTCCTAAAGTAATTCTTAATAGAACAAGTGATAGTCCTGCAGCAAATGACATAGGTGGTCAGATAGAATTTAAAATGGAGAATGATAATAATGAACAGGTTGTTATAGGTAGAGTTAATTCGCAAATAACTACTATTACTGATGGTTCAGAAGCCGGACAAATTAATTTAGGAAGCATGGTAGCTGGCGCTGTAGTAAATGGTATGAACATAGCAGGAACTACTACTAGTTTAGTTTCTGCTGCGGATAACGCAAATGCTGCTCCAATATTAAATTTAAAAAGAACTAGAGGTTCAGGAACCGCTGCTGATAATGATATTGGTGGACAGATTGATTTTTTAATGAATGATGCTGGTGGAAATGAAACTACGGTTGGTAGAATAAAATCTCAACTTATAACTGCCGCAGATAGTTCAGAAGATTCTAGTTTAACGATAGAGACTATTGTTGGCGGCTCTGCAACGGCAGGAGTGATAATTAAAGGTGCTACTATTAGCGGAACGAATGATACAGATACATCAATAGATTTCGAGGCTAGTGATGTTTTGACTTTTAATACTGGAGGTTCTGAGGCTGCAAGAATAAACGGAAGTCAACAATTTTTTATAGGTGCAACAACCTTACATGGGAACGGGTTTTCATTTCAAGGAACTGGTGTTTTAACCCATGCAGTA